GTTCGCCACACCCTAACCCCTCGTGATAGGGGGTGCCCTGCCCCCGGTCGCCGGCGGCCGCTCGCGGATCGTCTTCCGTGAGTGACACGCACGGCATCGACACGCGCCGTTGCTGAGCTCGTACCGCAGGTCGGGCCGCTCGGCCACCGGCACGATGTGGTCGGCATGGTTGGCCTGGTCAATGCGTCCACAGTCCACGCAGGCCCATGCGTCACGGGTGAGCACGGCCTGCCGCCACTTGCGGTGTTGCTTGTCTGTGTAGCCACGGGCCGATGCGTTGGGCCTAGCTGTGTCGTCACGCCTGCTGTGTGTACGCAGGCGAGGCGGGCGATAGCTTGGCATCCTGCTTGGCATCTGGATCACCTCTGCGGGCACGTACCTGTCGTGCACCGCTTACATGGGCAAGCCCACCGTGAGCCGTCAGCACGCACGGTGTAGCCCTTGCCATTGCAATCGGGGCACACGTCCGGGGCCGCGGGCTTTGCGGGCTCGCGTGGTGGTGCTGGGATCTCTTCAGCAAGGGAGGCATAGGCCACGTTGACGCTGCCAGCAGTGCGGGCACGCTCCTGCTCGAGCAGCTGCGGGTCGGCCGAGGTGGCCGCCAGCACATAGAGAATCCAGTGCCACATCACCACACCTCGTTTCGCAGCTGCTGATGCCCATCAGGCCCTAGCACAGCGTGGGCCAGGTGCACCTCGTCGGGGGCCTGTGGGGCAGGCTCAGCGAATAGCAGGGCTGTCAGGCCGAACCGTGCAGCCACGCTGGCTACCTTGGCTAGGAACCGCAGGACGGGCCGCTCGGGCCTCGGCGGCGTCGGCCGGATGGGCGACTCAGGAGCAGTAGCCAGCCACCACGTGAGGGCCAATAAAATTACGCCGGCAACGGCCAGTTTCTTGTGCTGGTCAGACATTGGCTTCGCTCCACATGCGGTGCAGATAGAGAACCACAACGGCCCCGATGATCGAGCCCACAAACCCGGCCGGGCCTGTGCCAAACGGCAGGCCGCCGGCAATGCTGCCAACCACGCCCACGGCGATCGTCGGCAGCCAGCCTGTGGGCAGCTTTGACGGCAGCAGGGCACGGGCGATGCCGCCTACGATCGCACCAAACATTGCCCACATGATCAAATTCATAGTGCCAGCCCCCACTCATCGTTTTCGAGCTTCTTGTACTCAAACGTCGTGCCCGAGATCGCCCACGAGTCGCCCTGACTCATAGCCGCCTCAATGTTCTCTCGGCTTGTCCAAAATGAGCCGTCGGGCTGATCGATCGGCCACTTTGGCCCATTGACCCACGATGTCTGCCACGAGTTTTGGATGAGCGCACCGTCTCGGCCGCCGCCGTTCTTCTCGTGCCGAATTCCCCAGACGAGCATCGCGTGGGACCAGGACGTGCCGCGTGTCAGGAATCCCAACGCGTCACGCTGCCTCGGCGTCGGGCCGTAGCCAACCTGAGAGCAGACAGCGACCGGAAATCCCGATTCCAGTGCTGCCGCCAACTCCTCCCATGTCTTCACTTGGGCGACGGCGTAGCACCGATTCTGGTGGGCTAGCTTGGCGAGCTCGAGCGGCACGCCACGCGATCCCCACTCACGCGAGAGCGGGATTGAGTATGTCGTGAGATCAACAGAGCCGTATGGCTTTCGAAACAGCACGCCGCCAACATCGGGCACTTTGCACTTGCCCGAGATCCAGCGAGCGGCCCCAAAGCCTGTGGCACCGTCGCCGCCAAACTGCGTTGGTTGGCCGAGCCCAAAAGTACGGGCTCCGCCGTAAATTGGTTCGCTGGCGACGGCCATGGGCGGCTCGCCCTTGCCGGCCAGCCAATCGGTCGCCAGGGCCGTTTGGCATCCCAGCCCAAAGGCCATCGACACGCACGTCCCAGCGTTGCCCTGGTTCCAGCACTGCCACGGCTCGCCGTACGTACGCTGGTGAGCTTTGTTCGTCGCCCGGTACAGAAACACGTCGAGCCCCTTGGCCTTGCGGACAGCGTCAGCACCGGCTTCTTGGAACGTGGGCTTGTCGAGCTCGCCGAGGAACGCCCGCACGCCAACAGGATCGGGCTCGTAGCCAAACGAGTTGTCCACGCGCCGCAGCAAACGGTGGGCGTAGTGGTCCACGATCGCCCCGAGCAACGCGGCACAGACGACGAACGCGAGGGCCGAGAATGTCCAGACAGCCTTGCGGTGGCTCATCAGTCCGCCTCCTCGCCGATCCGCCGCACCCGCGGCAGAACGCGAGGCAGGACAGGGCCTGGGCCGTCGTGCCGGCACTCGCACGACTTCGGGATCTCTGTCCGCAGCTCGCGGATCTCAATCAGCAACGAGTACAACAGCACCGGGCAGGCCACGGCAGACGTGCCGAGGGACAGCACCGCCGCCAGGTGCATCGCATAGAGTGCGTTGTCCATTAGTTCCCACACGAAATCGGAAATCCTCATCGGACGCTCTCCTCAGCCGCAGTGGCCAGTTGCCGATACGCCTGCACCCACTTTGCTCGAGCAGCTGCGTCAAGCGGGCCGCCAGATGTCCCGGCCACCTCGTCGAGGAACTTCCCGGCGGCCGCCACGGCGTGAGGTTGCTCCTGCGTCAACCTGCGTGGCAGGAATCGCCCCTCAGCTGCGGCGACCCGCACGTCTTCGACCTGCACACCCGAGGTGATCCGCGGCTGCTGCCGGCTGCCGTCGGCCTCAAGGGCGTCGGCGATGCCGCGGCACAGGCCAGCGAACGCAGCTGCGTCGTCGGCTGCATGCGGCCCGATCCACTTGCCACGGAGCGAGAGCTCGCCGCCTGGTGCTGGTGTTGAGTTACGAGGCCCGTACTCAACATAGGCCGCAAGCACGGCACCTAAAAGCAGTGCCGATGCAATGATGATCTTCTCTCGGCTCATTTCTTGCTCCCATGGAGCAGGTCCAGCCAAAGCACATCGACGGCCTTGGCCGAGTCCTCGTCGAGGGCCTGGGTGGCGGCCAGCCTGTCGCGGACCTCGAGCAGCGAGTCGATCGCGTCTCGGGCATCCGGGGCCGCTGGCGGCTTCGGGGCAGTCGGAGGCGGCACGAGGAACAAGTCCTCTGCGCAAAAGGATTTGGGCAGAGCGTTCGTAGCGCCGGCCTTTGGCCAGAACAGAAACGCAACAGCCGCAACGACGAGCAACAGAGTGATCATGCAGACCTCGTGATCGGAAGGAGGGACTCGATCGCACCGGACGCGATCGCTAGTACGAGTGTGCGAGTGGCAGGCCGGATGATGGACCAAAATGGGTACACAGTGAGAGGCACGCACCTGTCGGCAACGCTGTCGAACAGAGACGCAACAGCAGTCAACACAAGCACCTTCTTCTCCGGGCCAGTGAGTCCAGAGATCGCGTCGAGGCCCGTCACCGCCTGGTGCAGAAGGTCGATGAGCAACCGGCCGAACTTCTGCCACGTCATCCCAGCGGCCGCCTGCTCGCGGGCAGCCGACAGGAAGGTCGTGATCTGCATCACGATGTTGTGCAGGTTGTCAGCGGCGGCAATCATGCGAGTGGTAGGCCCTGCGTTTTCGGTCTCTACCAATCTGGCTGTATCTCCGGGCTGTCTTGCAGTTCGTCGGGCAGGGAATACGAACGCAGCTGGAAAAACTGCGTCTTGACTACGCGCCGCTCCTGCTCGGTGGCTTCGTCCCAGGTCGCACGGATACGCTTCGTCGCCTCTCGGATCTCGCTCGGCGTCGGATCACGGCACTCGGATCGCTTGGGCTTGAATCGAAAGCGCCGGTCGTGCCTCGGGGCCAGCGGCACAACACCCTTCAGCCTGATGAGCTGGTCCTTCGTGATCGTCCAGTGTGTGCAGATTGCGACCATGGCAGAGTGAGAGTCCCACTGCATCCGAAGCAGGTGCAGATCAATCCTGGCTGTGTTGCCCGCCATCGAGCCACCTCATAACGCACCGCTGCGAGGGATTCAGGTACAGCCGCTGCCCTGTCGACTTGGCAATGCTCTCGTGGAACCCAACGTGCTCGCAGTCACGGCCGTCGTACTCGCCGGACAGGTAGGCGTCAGTCCGGTAGATCGCTAGCCCGCCCATGGCGCTGCAAACCGGCACGGGCGGACTGCCGACCGGCGGAATCCACTGGTGCTTCCAGCCGCCGAGGCCGTTTGTGTAGTCGTCCCAGTAGGAGTTGAGCCTCAGTGCCCAGCAGTCGTAGTGCAGCCACGCAGCAATCAGTTTCGTCTCACCCTCGGCGTTTGTCTGATACGCCGGATGCTGCAGGATCGACACGCTGGCCATGCCGTAGGCGTCAGGCATGTGACGCATCCACCCGACACCGTTGAGCAGCCCTCGGTTGCTCCAGCCGCCCCACGCGTCGAGGTCGATCACCACGACGTAGTCGGCCTCGGCCGCACACTCACGCACCCACCGCTGGCACGCTGTGCGGTACTCAGCCAGGGCCTCAGTCCGCCGGCCAGCGAACTCCGTGGAGAAATGCTGCCGGCCAAGCCGCTGGCTTGTGAACGTCGCCTGGCGATGCTGGCGGCAGAAGTCTGCAAGCACCTGGTCGGTGTTGTCCTCGTTGTCGTTTGTCTCGACGTGGAGTTTCCACGAGCGGCAACACTGACCAAGCCGGAGGACACGCTCGAGGTTGGCGACGAGCTGCGGCGCACAGCTGCGGGCGAGCCCGACGATGGCGATCTCGCAGTCGGCCAGGTCGTCGGCGCCCTGCGAGGCCAGCTCGTCGAACGACGACCGGAATGGCGGCTCAGGCAGGAGCAGATGTTCAGGGATGTTCACCGTCTGCACGACGCCGTTGCTCACGTCACACGCACGGTCGTCCGTGCCTCCGTGCCGTAACGCTTCTCGATCACCAGCCGCTTAACTTGCTTGTCGTTGCCGATGATCGGGCCGATGGCATCCAGAACGGCCTTGGCCACGTTGTCCACGTCGGGCAGTGGCGCGGCAGGTGCTTTGGGCTTGAGCCCCTTTTTGTTCAGGTGCGACCTCGGCCGCACGAACACGGCGTCGATCACGACCTCGACAGTCCCGGTGCAGGCCCGCAGGCCAGCATCGACGGCCGCCATCTGCAGGGCCTTGCGGTACGCGTGGATCGGGTGTTTTGTCTCCACGTAAGCACGGCCGAACCCACCGCGGGTCGTGATCTTGGCCCGCGGCTGCGGCACCGGCTCGCCGTCAACGGAAAACGTGATGGACATGCCGCCATCGTCGCCGCCTTGTCAAGCGAGACGGGCCAGCAGCTTCACTGCCGGCGGCACCCAGTGCTGTACCAGCTTGCCACTCAAGCCAAGTTCTCTGATCCTCCTGCGCACCCACGGCGAGGGCCGCAGGGAGTTCCTGCTACAGCTTTCGTCCCACCGGCTCGGAGCCTCCGGCTCCTTTTCCTTCAGCTTCACGATGTGAGTCCTTTCTCATCGAGATACCGACCAGAACACCCAGCACGAACGTCGCACTCTGCACCACGCACCCGATAGCGATGCACACCAGCTGCTCGACCGTCACGGCGTCACCTCAATCCCTCGGCTGGCATTCGGCTTGCGGGTGATCCAGCCCTTCTTCTCAAGGGCGTCGAGGTGGACTATCACGCCGTTTGGGCTCTTGATCGACATCGCCCTGGCGATCTCTCGCACAGTCGGCGAGTAGAGCTCCATGTGGGCTTTGATGAAGTCGTACGCTTGCTGCTGCCGCGTGGTCAGCGCGGCCTTCTTGGCCGTCGTCATGTGGATACCTCCTTGCGTAGTTGGTCAACCATCTTGCGTCTCGTGTACTCAAAGTCGTCGGCGTCTTTGCCCTTGAATCCCTCGGCTGGTGGCTTGTCGTCGGGGCCGCGGTAGCCGCCCGACGGCCGCTGGTCCCGTGAGTTGTCGAACTGGCCGCCGAGCACCTTGTCCACGAAGCCATGAGCCAGCAACTGCGGCAGCGTCACCGGATCGCGGAAGAATTTGCACCGTGGCAGGGCCTCAATGGCCGCCAGGGCCTTCTCAAACCACCCCTCCTCGGCCAGGCGGTCTGCGACCTTGTCGGGGGCGTTAGGCAGCTTCCACGGGCGGCCTGTGCCAGCGGCCCACGCCTTCCGCAGCGTCTCCCAGCCTGCCGGCTGCTCCGGTCCTTGCGCAGCTCGCCTGGGGGAAGAAGAAGAATTTCTATCTCCTCTTATCTCCTCTATCTCTTCTGGTGCGCCACGCGCCGGTGGTGAGT